GTGCCGATCAACTTAAATACGAACCCGGAGAATCCTCCTCCTAGCATTGCTAATAATTCTGTTGTCATTTAAGATCCCTCCACATTTTATAGATTGATAAAACTGTTAAAGTGATTAGAACTGTTTTAGACACTACTCCAAGAACAAGGTCTACGCTCTGTAATGTATCCGTTGCTATCCATCCGAAGATTCCTACGGATAATCTTTGTAGTGTCTCTTCCATATTATTCTGTCGGGAATGTGACGCTAGTTGTGGTAGCGGCTTGTTCATCTTCTGTTAGTTCGTATTCGTTAACAACAAGAGCGTACTTGCTGTCAGCAGTTACTTTTGGGTAAGTATGATAACGAGTACCGGAACCTACTGTGTGGTAAGCGTAGCCTCGTCTAGCACCCTCTGTGTCTGCTCTTACAATCGCATCAGCCTCTGTGTCGTATACTAAATAATTGATTGTAATTTCTTCTGTTTCTTCGCTCATATTATGTTATGCTATAAAAATTATCTATATCAGCTTCTATGTTAGCCTTATCGGTAGTTTTATTGTTCTCGTAAAATATAGCTTCTTGTATTTCTCCATCCAAAAAGTTTGAATTATTTCCAGAAAACGCTTTACCAAGAACTAGATTTTTAGTTGTACTTACTCCAGCGGTTACCGTCTTAGTAACAGCAGTTCCTCCATCTACTGAAGCAGATAGTGTAGTACCATCTAATGTCATAGTGTTGTAATGCTGTGCATCTCTAGTTGCTGTTACATCAATATTATTAGCTGAAGCATTGTATCTAAATCTTGTGGTGTTACTACTAGACTGTTGTAAAAATATACCATCTCCACCAGCATCTCTACTATCTACTACATTTCCAACCAATTGTTTTGATACAATAAACATACCGAAGTCTCCAGATGGAGAGAAAGAGTAAGCTTCTGATGAACCAGTTCCATCAACCTCTAAGAAATTATCATTACCATCAAAGGTTATAGCTAGTTTACTATTTACTCTTACAATACCACCGTTTTGCACAATAGATGGTTGATTTGTAGCTGTTCCTTGAATAGCATCTCTTTGGTTTGCACTTTGGTCGTACCAAGTTTCTACGAAACCATTACGAGCTGTGCGAGATACTTTTAAATCAGATATAATAAATGAAACATTATCATTACCTTCAGTAAATCTTATTCTATCGCAAGTGTTTGCTGTACCAGCTACAGTAATTGAGTTAAATCCTTCTACTACAGCAGTATCTAATGGGCTACCAGTACTATTACCAGTTTTATCGGAACTATCAGCTAAACTAAAGTTTGGAGTTGCTGCTGTGCCACCACTTGGAGAAAGGTTTGCGATAAATGAAATATATAGATTTGAACCATTAGGAACAGCTTCATTTAAGTCAGCTCCAAAGAATCCAGCTTTATCTACTACAGTTGCAGTAAAGCCAGTTTTTGATTCATTAGATATTGAAGCATCTGTTCCAGAACCAGCACTATCTACTGTAAAGTTACCGGATAAAATATCATAATCAGCACCGTCTTGAACAAAAGTTTCTAGTGCTCCACTAGCTATTTGATTGGCTGAAAAATCCTCTTCGGTATCATCACTATCTCTACGAACTCTGACTACTCTTCCATTTATTGCACCAATATCTCGCAATGAGTAAGCTGCTGTGGCACCACCGAACCTACGAGCTATTCCTAGATCGGTATCTCTACCAGAGTATCCTTTAAGTACGTTCCAAGTTGCCGCCAACTCAGCATCCAAAGGGTTGACTGAAGGTATAACTTCTACCAGCGAATAACTTGTGACCGTTTGATGTTGTAGGTGCACTACCATCGAATGTCATAAATACATCTGCGTCTTGGACATCCATAGCAATGTATTTAGTTAAGCTATCAAAGGCATCCGTGTTATCATCTTTTGAGCTCTGAGAGAACTGAACGCCACCAGCGGTAGCATCAACTGTCAATCTGTGGTCATTAGCTGTTCCACTTGGTATAGGATAAAGGTTAGTTACGAATGAATTTGCCATATGAGTATTTTACATTAAGTGTCAACGCGATTGGCTGTTGACGTAAGTTGAAAATTTTTGTGTAATTACATTTCTATTCGAGAACATATCTAGTTTCATTAGTTCTCTGTCTAGCATTTTTGTTGCAGTTTGTTCTGCTATAAGTGCCTTTTCAGTTTGACCATCTCCAGTATAAAAATCAGATAGTACTGTATAAATTATGTAGTCAAAAAACTCGGAAGGTACATCTGTACTTGTTTCAGTAAAAGTATCCGAGTAAGCTTTTTTGTACGTTACAAATAATGTTTCTTGAGAATTGCTTGATATATTTAATATATTAGCTCCCCTTGAATCCACGAAGTAATCAAACTCAAGTGCTGAGTTCTCTAAGAAAGCTTTATTTCTATGAATCCTAATAAATTGACCTATGGAATCTTTACCATCTTGAGTAAATGGTATTAGATTTCCTTCGGTTACGCGAAACCTTCCGCTTATATTGTTGCTCCAAACGAGGACATCGTAGGGATTAGCTTTCTTTTCTGCGTCTTGCTCTTCGTGTCTAGTTGCTCCGCCACTTACGCTATATGTTCCATCTGCGGCTAAAGTAGCAGTTGATCCACTTGTTATTTTCCAAGTTGTTCCGTCTCTAAATATGTGGACTGTTGTACTCTCAAATAACTGGTATACATTAAATCCATTTGCATCTTGACCTAAGATTTCATAGTCTCCGTTTACTGTAGTAATTATTCCTCCGGTTACATTTAAACTAAAAACATTTCTTTCTTCGGAAGATATTAAGTACCTAGACCAAACTGGAGACGAATCATATGCTCTCTGAACAGCCCTATTTAAGGACTGCTCAAAGAAGAAGTGATCCATTTCCGTCATACTCTCCAATCCGGCGATGGCTTGGAAAGATTTACGAACGTTTACAAATGTAACATCTGAAGGCATATTTTATTATTGTACGTTGTTGTCAAGCATTTGCTCAGTAGCATTCAATGGAGATCCACCAGCTTGTAAGTTGTGACGGCGGAACTGTGTTTGAGGTCTG